TTTTGCGAAAATCTGCTTCGATAGCCTCAACAACAGCATGAGAATCTATGGTCTCTGCTCTTCTCTTTTGCCCCAGTTCTACCTTTACACTCTTAAATTTGACAGCGACAGGACGTTTCCTATCGTATACCGAAATAGTGCTGTCAATCTCTATTGGTTGGAACATGTAGAATTCGCCAATATTCACTAATTTGCCTTTTCGTCCGAGCATGTCAAACACATACTCACTTTCTTCGTCGACTAGTTGACTAAGAGCGCTGTTGATTTGCGTGAGGGGATATTGTTTCATATGATTTAGCTGCAAGATCAGTTCTTTCTTGGAGTAGACGTACCGTTCTTTGCATAGTTCCTTTATCCGATTTACTAAGACGTCTATGTTCATTGTTATGAATGTCTCTTCGTAAGTATCTTCGTTGACAGTCAAGTGTTGCTTATCTGGTACGCACTTATATTCACACTGCTCCATGTAGTCGCAAATAGGAGAGAAAGGTTGATCGCCTATATTGTATTCTATTTGTTGCCCGCTGGCCAGGTCTAGCTTAACAGTTTGCAGCATATGTTCTTCGGTCATCACGTTGTTGTTTAGTAGACAGTCTACTGAGACTTGTTTTAGAAGCCGTGTTACCTGCCCAATTTTGATTGACTTCCGTTCTGCAAGCCTATAAACGTACATATCCGCTGCTTCCTGTGATTCTTCGGTCAGCTGCGTGCCGTACAGATAGATCTCGGTGTTTCTCTCAGCGAACGGCAGCGATTTGTGGCTACAATTTCTGACTGCACGTCCTATTATTTGTTCGACGCGATTAAGATTATACCAGGGCTCCAGTACATGGACCGCTCGAATATTTTGAAAATCCAGTCCTTCCGATCCAGCTTCCGATATGATGATGACTTTTATGTCACTGTCTGTGTCTGTTGCAGCCTTGACTTCTCCTATATTGTCAGGCGATAGCATTGCATCTCCTGTTATCATTACGTACTTTCCGCTTTCTTTTGCTGAAACGGTTCCCGCCTTAAACAAGTTTCTACCTCCACGTCTTCGCAAACCCATGCGCTCCAGCGCCAGAGCAAGAGGCAAGCAGCCTCCGTCAATATATTGGGAGTAAATAAGTGATACACCAGTTGTTTGTTTCACCTTCTCGCAAATGAACTTCATTTTGCCACTGTACTTCCCAATCGTATCTAAATCAAATACGTCTCCGTACTGCTCCACCACGCCATCTCTGTACATAAAGTCTCTCTTTGTGGCACGATCGTACTTCATAATACGACCTAATCCGCGACGACCCACCAAGTCATGCAAGTCTATATCCTCTCTCATTTCGGGAACTGGATATATAATATTGAGAGCCTGCAATGGCATGGTAAGTGCCTGATAGCTAACTCCTTTGGACTCATGCAGTCCCTTTATCAAGTCAGAATGTTCCATGATAAAGGTGTACGCCTCGTTTTGATAAGAACCGGCATCGACTATGCACAAATCTAAACGTTCCATTTGCTGAACAATTACTGCATTGTTTATCTGATACCTAGGGCGTGTATACTGAGCGAGTGTGTGCGCTTGCATGAACATACTTGGGTATATCCGGAAAGGAAATGTATAAGGATACTCGCCCCTCAGATAGGAGATGTATCCAGTTGCTTTGCGCACAAAGAGTTCTTTGCCTACTTCTTGTCCCGACTTGTCTATCCTAAAATTTCCGTCCTTATCGAACACATCGCTTATTGTTATTCCGGGTCTGTCGTCATTCTTGTTCATCAAATTAATGAGCCAGACAATTTCTTCTGGATCGTTGAAGACAGGAGTCGCGGAGAGAAACAGTAGTTTAAGATTGTCTGTGTATTTTACGACTTCGATTAAGTGTTTCGTTGTTTTTTTATCAGGAGTGTCCTTACTTACTCTGATGTTGTGTATTTCATCTACTACAATTAGTCTATTTGAGAATTCCTTCTTGATATTCGCTCGTTGCAACTTTACACTAATTGCTTTGTCCTTAGAAATAACGCGCTCTATGTAATTCGCAAATTGTTCAGGCCCGAGAAACACATATGCGTTTTTTATTTTTCTTTTTATCTGACTAATGACTTCTTTCTTGGTCAATCCCCGCATGTTCATGGGATTAATTTCTTTCAAAAACTTATTGCCTGTGCACGCGTCTAGGCTCCACATACCGTTATTCTTGGTCAGTTTACGCTTGTCGAACAACTGTAATTTGAAATTGCTCTGAACGTTTGGGGACGCAACGATAATTATACGTTTTGAAACTCCGATCTGGTTAAGGTAACTTCGCATTTCCTCGCAAACCGAGATAGCAGAACATGTCTTTCCTGTTCCAAGTCCGTGATACAAAAGCAAGCTTTTATACGGTGTTTGGACCGAAAGATAGTTTCTAACGAACAATTGATGAGGTGCCAACTCGAATTGCCCGGGATTGCATAACTTCTCGGCGTATTCCCGAATGTCGTATACCGTAGTGTCCTGTTTTGTGTCGTTGAACTCTTTTTTCTCGGCTATTCTGATATTGAATCTTGGGTCATCAAGATGGGGATACAAAAAATCGAATGCACTTCCCAGTGTGTCCAGCTGCTCTCGATTGCGGGCTTGCAACTGTTCCCGTAAGAACATGTACTGTTTAGGTGCCGTGTCCTCAATCAGTCCGCATAATAATTTCTTAATGTGCTCAGCGGTTAATTTCTTTTCTTTTTGTGATTCACTCGACATTAATATAAAGCAAGATACTTTTTTTTACAAATCGACCATGATACGCGTTCTCAGCAGCATGTCGATGTCGTGTAAAATTTGTTTTCTTTCATAATGATAGTCACGTATGCAACCAATGGCTTCGTCGAGCGTCTTCCATTGAGTTTTACTGACCTCGCTTTTCTGGTACTCTGCAAGAGAGAGAGAGCTGTTGGATATGTAGCCCAGATAATACTTGTGCTTGTATGACTTCATATTTGATCCCGTAAAGATTTCTTGGAAAGGAAACACGTTAGCCACTATGTCAAGATCGTCGCGCGATATGCCTGTTTCTTCCTCGAACTCTCGTACTGCGCACGCCAGGTCGTTCTCTTGATAGTTCTTTCGCCCTTTTGGAAATCCCCATTCGTTTTCACTCCACATCGTAGTGCTGAGAGAAATGCAGTCTAGCAAATTGAAGGAGTCATAATTGGTCACAACTCCCTCTTTCAAATGTTGTAGTTTTTCGGAAGATGTTTTTTGTTCATTGCGATATTGAAAACATTTGTTTTCACCCCACAGCTTGGACCAAAGCTCTGGGAACTCGGCGTTCTTTATCTTGTTCTTTTCTTCAACAGTCATAACGTCAATTATGTTACAAATATAATGTTTATTAAACAAATTGTATTTGCCTCGCACGAAGTCTACGTACCCTACGCTATCTTTTCGGCAAATCATGAGATAGTGTATTTTATTGTCTATTATCGTAAAAGGGACAACACCCAAACTGGTAATAGGCAACTTGAATGAGGTGTCCGAGAGTTTATTAGTATAGAACCGCATGTACAAGAATACCCCTTTACATTTATACCATTTGTCTTAGACAGAAGAAGCGGATGTGCTCCTTTGTCTAGTTTTTAATATCAGCCCAACTTATGGACCTGAATCCCACAGTATGGGGACCACATTTTTGGTTTTTTCTACATACTCTATCTGTGTGCTATCCGACTCGCCCTACAAAAAGTATAAAGAAAAAATATTACGATTTTATTATTAACCTCCCGATTTTCATACCTAACCACAATATTGGTAACAAGCTAGCTCATCTTCTCGATGATTTCCCCGTCACGCCTTATCTTGATTCTAGATTGTCTTTCATGAAATGGATTCACTTCATTCACAATAAAATTAGCGCCGACCTAAACAAGGAGGAAATAGGTTTTAGGAAAGGGCTCGAAGCGTATTATTCCGCATACCGTACAATTCCCCAGCATGTGAAAGAAAAACAAGACAAAAAAGCAACATACATTACGGCAATTGTCGTTATGTCCGCGCTCATTATCTTCGTATATAATAAATGAAGCTCGAACTGCTAGTTTTCTCCATAACAGGATTTCTTCTCTTTAATACCTACCATGACGGGAAATATACGAAGATGCTGCTGGTTGCGCGAAAATACCTAAAAATGGCGACGATTGCATTTGTTGGGCTTTCCATCTATCTCTATGTCAAGAAGAAACCGTCAGAGTCTCAAACTCTATTGCAGCATGCTACCGACATTATTCGCTATATGCCTGTTGATCGTGGGACCGCCGGCTTGTTAAAACCTGTAATCGACTTAACCGGTGGAGCACAGATCGAACAGATTCGAAATGTTGTGCACCCCCCACAAGCGACGCGAATAGCGAATTCCGGACGCACGACAACTAAGCGAAGCGTCAGTGAGACCAAAAAGAAATACGTGGCCGCCCAGCAAAATTGGTTGTGCAAGCACTGCCATAGCCAGTTGGATGCCAGCTTCGAGGTAGATCACGTGATAGATTTACAATACGGTGGGTCTAACCATATTGACAACTTGGTGGCACTGTGCCGTAACTGTCACGGAAAAAAGACGCTTCTGAATCA